CGTCACCGGCACGGGCGTGGCGCAGGCCTTCTGGGACGAGGATATGGAGGGCGGCGAGGGCATGGTGAACGTGCTGGCCTGGCACCCGGAGGACTTCTATCCCGACCCGATGGCCGAGGATATCCAGGACGGGCGCGGCGTGTTCAAGACGACGCGAACCACCGTCGCCTGGGTCGAGGAGCACTATCCGCACGTGCGCGGCTATGTCCGCGGCGACAGGGGCATGACGGCGCAGGACGCCGCCGACCCGATGCTGGAGACGCCGCAGGGCGACAAGAGCGTGACGCTGCTGGAATTCTGGTACAGGCGGTACGACGCGGATGCACGCCGCTACCGCGTGCACATGGCGCAGATGGCGGGCGGCGCGCTGCTGTATTCCACGGAGCTGGGCTTCGGCGGCGCGGATGCGCAGGCCTATGCCGAGGGCGTGTACGCGCACGGGATGTATCCGTTCGTCCTGTTCCGCTACAGGCGCGTGTTCCGCCGTCCGTTCGGCACGGGCATGGTGCACGACTACCGCGAGACGCAGCACGCCATCGACCGCTACCAGAAGTACATCGACGACAACGCCCGCCATGCGAGCCTGCAGCGCCACTTCGTGCGCCGGGGCTGCGGCGTGAGCGCGGAGGACATCGCCGATCTGAGCCGGCAGGTCATCGAGTGGGACGGCGCGGACATCCGCGAGGTGCTTCAAACCGTGCAGGCCGAGCCGCTGAGCAGCCAGGTCTATCAGATCATGAACTATCTGGTGGATACGATGAAGCAGGACTGCGGGCAGAACCAGTTCAACCGCGGCGAGGGCGGCCTGGGCGTGACGGCGGCGGGCGCGATTCAGGCGCTGCAGGAGGCCGGCGGCAAGATCACGCGCTGGCACACCGCACAGTACAAGACGGCGTTTTCCGAGCTGGTGATTCAGATCATGTGGATCCTCAGCGAGTATATGGAGCCGGGCCGCAAGCTGCGCATCGTCGGCGGATGGGACGGCTCCGGCCGCATGGCCGACAGGTTCGTGGAGCTCATCGCGCCCGGCAGCCAGTCGGGCAGGATCGCGCGCCCGGCCTACAGCGTGCGCGTGCAGGTGCAGAAGAACAACCCGCTGCAGATTCAGGCGGACAACGAGTTTTTGCTCCACGCCGCACAGATCTGCGCGCAGAGCGGCGCGCCGCTGCCCGCCCGCAGCGTCATCGGCCTGATGGAAGGCTACCGCACCAAGGATTCCGTGCTGCGCGCCATCGAGGAAAACGAGGCGACGTCGCTTGAGCTGCAGCGCCAGCGCGCGGCGGCGATCATGGCGGATTCTTATATGCAGGAATAACCGGTTTAACAGAAAGGAGAGACGAACATGGAACACAGTGAACAGGCCGTATACGAGGCCGCGGCGATGGATGCGGCGATGAACGAGGCTGCGCATGCCGGGCCGGACGGCGAACTGAGCGGCGGCATGCACGAGGCCGAAGCGCCGCAGGAGGAGGGCCATGCGCCCGCGCCCCAGAGCGCCGCCGAGCAGGCACAGCAGCCCGGACAGGCGGAGGAACAGGACGAGGCGCAGGCCGTGCGCGCGCATATCGCCAAGGAGCTGGAATCGCTGCTTGCAGACGGATGGACGCAGCAGCAGCTTCAGGCCTTCGCCGCAGACGAGCAGGCCCAGCGCGATGTGGGCGGCGGCATGAGCGCGCGCCGGGCGGCGACCGCTTATCTGATGCGCATGGCGCAGGAGCCGCCGCGCCCGGTCAAGCGCGCCGTACCCGCGATCAAGACGGCGACGGCAGGCAGCGTGCCGCGCACGCATGCCATCGAGAGGATGAGCAGCAGCGAGTTTGCCCGCTTTTCCGACGGGCTCTACGAGCGGCTGCTTGCAGGCGAGAAGATTACCCTGTGATGACGAAAGGAGAATGCATTCATGAGCTACACCTATACCGATACCAACATGACCACGAGCGCCGGCCTCACCCCCGGCATGCAGACCTATTACAACCGCGAGCTGCTGCGCACGTTTGAGCCGGAGCTGGTGCATCTGCAGTTCGGCGACGAGCACATCATGCCCGAGAACAACGGCCTGGTGATGAACATGCGCAAGCTCATTCCGCTGGAGACGAAGACCACCGCGCTGGAGGAAGGCAACCCCGGCGAGGGCGTGATGCTCGCCGAGACCGAGGTGACGGTGAAGCTGGAGCAGTACGGCGAGTACGCCCGCTGCACCGACAAGCTGGATCTGTCCCACCTGGACATGAACATCATGCGCAAGACGCGCCTGTTCGGCGACGCGGGCGCGCGCTCCATCGACGCGATCGTGCGCGACGAGCTGGCCACCTGCACCAACGTCATCTTCGCCGGCGGCAAGACCGCGCGCGACGAGCTGACCGCCGCCGACAAGCTCACCAGCGTGGAGCTGCGAAAGGCCGTGCGCAAGCTCAAGAAGGCGCACGCCCAGCGCTTTGGCGGCTACTACATCGCCATCTGCGGTCCGGACGTCATCTACGACCTGCAGAGCGACGAGGCCTTCCAGAAGGTCTCCGCCTATCAGGACAAGGAGAACATCTACACCGGCGAGGTCGGCCGCCTGTTCGGCTGCCGCATCGTGGAGAGCACCGAGGCGAAGGTCTTTGCCGGCGCCGGCGCGGACGGCGCGGACGTGGCCTCCATCATCGTGCTGGGCCAGTACGCCTACGGCTACACCAGCTGGAAGGGCGCGCGTCCGCGCGTGATCGTCAAGCCTGCCGGCAGCGCGGGCGTCGCCGATCCGCTGGATCAGGTCAGCTCCATCGGCTGGAAGATGGACGGCTTCGGCGTGAAGCTCCTGCAGCCGGAGTATGCGGTGCGCATTGAGTGCGGGTTCAGCGCGTGATGCGCGCATTCGTGAGGGGGAACCTTTCCCCCTCCCGGCTTCCCCCTCAGGTTTTCCTTGAAGCCTGCGGCTTCCGGCCGGAAAACCTGCAAGGAGGCGATTTTGCCTCCGGGTAAATGGGATTTCCCTGCGGCAAAATCGCTGCGGGCGCGCCGTACACGCCGCCGCGCCCGATTGCATTTTGCGTTCTGCTGCGGCTTTGCTTTGGATCGCGGCAAACAGGGGAACGATACGGGGTTATCCGCGCAGCGGCTCATAAAGCCCCGGATGAACTGATTCATCGAAGCGAAACAGCTTGATGAATGCTGTGCGGCTTGAAGCGAGCCAAGGGTCCAGGGCCGTGAGGTCCCTGGCCGTTAGAAGGGGAGTATGGGGTGCAGGGGCCCTAGAGGGGGAACCTACGGAATGTTCCCCCTCTGGGCGCCCTGCCTGGGGGGCCGGGGGATGGAATTCCCCGGGACGTAACCCAGCTGGCCTAAGCAATAAGAACCGCCTGATTTGCAAAGCAACAGCAAACCCCCGAAGAGAGCATGCGCAGCGCGTACCCCTCCGCGCCAGCGGAGACCGTTCTCTTCCTGCACGAAGTACAGACACTCTCTCATAACCCATCCTCATCATATCCCATACAGTTATCAAACAATCAACAAAAACAATCAAAAAAACACAAGGAGGACAACACCATGGCAGTGAGCATGAACACCACCAAAACCGTAAAGCGCACCAGCACCGTGCTGGGCAAGCGCTGCGAGCAGACCCAGCAGAACATGGCCCGCCTCATCGAAAAGAGCGGCTGCAAAACCGCCAATCTTCAGACAGTCACCATCCCCATGAACCCCGGCGACAAGGACGACGTCGTCTTCGTCGGCCTCAACGGCGCGGATTTCTACTTCCGCCGCGGCACGCAGGTCTCCATGCCCGTGCAGGTCGCGAAGATTCTGCGCAATGCCGGCGTGATTGCCTGAGGCGCAGGCAGGGTTCGGGCACGGCGGCGCCGCCGTGCCCGGGCGAACCCGGCAGGGAGAGAAGGAGGAAAGGCGCTTACGAAAACACAGCAGAACAAACGAAGGGAGGGATGACCCATGACACTGGCACAGATCATGCATCTGGCGCTGCGTCAGCTGGATGAAGACCCGGCGGACGTGAGCGAGCACGACGATCTGCTGCGCGCGTACGCCAACGAGGGCTATCAGATCGTCATGCGCGAGATCTACAGGCCGCGCTACGTGATGACGCTGGAGACCGATGAATGCGGCGCGGCTTCCATCGAGGGGCTGCCCATCATCCGCATCGCAAGCCTGTGCGACGAGAGCGGGCGCATGATCGCCCACGCGCTCTCGCCGGACGGAACGAAAATCCAGACCCGGGTGAAGCGGGGCGAGCTGGCCGCCACGGTGGAGACCGAGCATCCGCCGCTTGAGCGCGATGCGGACGAGCCGAAGTTCCCCGCGTGGGCGCACGGCATGCTTGCGGATTACATCTGTTATAGGCACCTGTCCTGCGGCAGCGTGGTCAAGCAGCAGCGCGCGCAGGTCTTCCGCAGCCGCTTTTGGGAGAATGCCCGCCGTATCCGCGCGCAGGGCATGGGCAGCGCCGCGCGGCTGACAGGGCTTTACGAGACGACCGACATCCGCATGGGAGGCTGAAGCGTGGACGGACAGTTTGAATACTTCGGCAGCTTTCGGATTCCCACGCCCAAGGGCGTGTGGCAGGCGGAGGGCGATACGAACGTCAGCGCCGACTACGCCTACCGCGCCGAGAACATGCGCACCGAGCGCGGCCTGCTCGCCTCGGCCTGCGGCACCAGCCGCGCATTCCCCGCCGTGGGCGTGCAGATCGGCACGCTCACGCGCTTCCACCGGCGCACAAGGCCGGATGATCCGGACGTCTTCGTCGCCGCGGGCGGCGGAAGCGTCTACACCTATACCGCCGGCAGCGAGGGCTGGGTGGAGCGCGGCTCAGGCTTTATTTCCAATGCGTGGAGCTACGTGACGTACGAGGCTGTGGAAAGCGGCCAGACGGTCGATATCCTGATCATGTCAAACGCCAGCGACGGCATGATCGTGCTCTACGGCAGCGACCTGCGCGTGGAGCGCAAGCAGCTTGCCATCGGCGACGACTTCGCGCAGGTGAAGTTCGCCGTGCTCTCGCGCCACGCCGAGCGCATCTGGGGCACGGGCGCGCCGGGCTACCCCGACAGCGTGTTCTATTCCAGGCCGTACGATCCGCTCAACTGGACGGCAGACGAGGCCGCGCCGGAGCTGGGCGGCGGCATGATCCAGCAGCCCACGTGGGACGGCGATGCGTTCATCGCCCTGGAGCCCTTCGGCGGCTATCTGCTGGCCGTGCGGCGCAACACGGTCTTCGAGATCCGCGGCACGGATCCTTCCACCTTCACGATCACGCAGGCCTACGGCACGGACGGCCCCGTTCAGGGCAGCACCGTATGCGTGGACAGGCTGCGCATGCTCTATCTCAGCGAAGCCGGGCTGGGCATGTACGACGGCGCGTCGCTGCAGCTGCTTTCCAAGGATGCGCTCTTTGAGACGATGCGCATGCGCATGGAGGGCGCGCAGCAAAGCGCCACGGCCTGCGTCTGCGATCACGTGTATTACCTCGCCCTGTGCGTCAAGGAAAACGAGGACGACGTGCTGGTGGAGAACAACGCCGTCATCGAGCTGGATCTGGAGCGCGGCACGTTCATGATCCGCAAGGGCGTGCGCGTCAAGGACTTCTATGCGCTGGGCGGCAGGGTCTACTTCACCCAGGCCGACAGCCCGTATGAGATCCTGCGCTACAACGACCCCCAAAGCGGCAGCTACCTGGGCGAGCCGATTCACAGCCTGTGGGAGACGCCGTGGCTGGATCTGGGCAAGGCCTACGTCAAGCGCGACTTTGTGCTGCGCTTCACCGCCGAGGCCGACGAGAGCGGCTTTCCGCTGGAGCTGAGCGTGATCACCGACCGGCGCGGGAAGAAGAAGACCGTGCTGCTGAAAAAGGGAAGGCGCGATTACCGCGTCAAGATCCAGAACGCAGGCCTTCGCGTGAAGCTGCGCATCGCCGCCAGTCGGCGCAGCGCAGGCTTTCGCATCTGCGGCGGCGTGCAGGTGGATTACACGCTGGACGAGGCGTAGCGGCGCGGCGGCGCGCCGAATGAAGGAATGAAGAAATGAAGGAATGAAGCGCGCTGCGGCGCGGGGCACTCCCTCAGTCTGCCTTCGGCAGAGCGCATTCCGGGGAACTCACATAGTCGCGCCTCTGGCGCTCCTTGTGATTCCCCACACTCCGCCTCGCTGATTGCACCCACTGGGCGCGCTCGGCTCCGGTGCCTCAGGAGGGAACTCTCAAAGATGCGAATCAGAAATAAGAGACTCATCCTTTGACAAGTTTTTTTGAGACCTCCCTCTTGAGGGAGGGGGACCATCCGAAGGATGGTGGAAGGAGTGCCCCCCGAAGGAAGAACGACAAAAGAAAGAAGGTGAACCATTGGCATTCAAGCAGCCCAGAATCCCGGAATACCGGGAAAACGAGGGCGCGCCCCATTATCTGCGCAGCCTTGCGCTGTTTCTCAAGGATTTCTGTATGGAGTGCTGGGTGGCGGTGCGCGCGCTGCAGCGGGAGGGAGGCGCAGGCGGCGGCTCGTCCATCGGCCTGCCGAGGCTGCATGTGAGCGAGCAGGGCCGCCTGATCTGCACGTACAGCGAAGAACCGCCAGCGCTGCATATCGACACAAACGGACATCTGATCTACACATACGAGGAGGGATAAGGCATGGCCAAGACGCTGGATCTGGGCAGGGTGGTCGGTCCGCAGGGCGAGACCGGGCCTCAGGGCCCGCAGGGGCCGCAGGGCGAAACCGGGCCGCGCGGACCGCAGGGGCTGCAGGGCGAGACGGGCGCAACCGGCGCGGCAGGCCCGAAGGGCGACACGGGGCCGCAGGGCCCCCAGGGGCCCAAAGGTGACACGGGCGCAGTCGGCGCAACCGGCGCGACAGGCCCGAAGGGCGACACGGGGCCGCAGGGCCCGCAGGGGCCCAAAGGTGACACGGGCGCAGCCGGCGCAACCGGCGCGACAGGCCCGAAGGGCGATACAGGGCCGCAGGGCCCGCAGGGGCCGGCAGGCAAAACGCCTGCGCGCGGCACGGACTACTGGACGGCGGCGGATCAGGCGCAGATGGTGACAGACGTGCTCGCGCAGCTGAGCCTTGCATCGGGGGTGAGCTTCTGACGGACGGAGCATACGTCGCCTCGCGCGCAGACTTTGAAGCCGTCGCCGGCGCGATCCGCGAACGGGGCGGCACGCAGCAGCTGCTTGCGTGGCCGCAGGGCTACATCAGCGCGGTGCAGGCGATATCCGGCGGCGGCCTGAATTTCACCGTCAAGGGCGGCGTGTCAGCGCCGGACAGCCCGAAGGAAAACACCATTTGGGTGAACACAGGCACGGCGGTCACGGGGTGGATCTTCAGCGCCGGGCAGCCGTCGTCCGCGGCGGAGGGCGCGGTGTGGTTTGAGATGACCGCCGAGGGCAGCGTCGAGTTCAACGCACTGACCGAGAATGCCATCGTGCTTGAGCCATTGCGTGCCATGCAGCGCATCGGCGGCCAGTGGCAGAGCGTACCCGCGATGAGCTATCACGGCGGCAGCTGGGTGCAGTGGATTCCTCGGCTGTATCTGTACAACGCGGGCGATGTGTGTGCGGGCGTCAGCGGCGGCTGGGTCGCCGTGGGCAAGAAGGCAAACGCCAGCGCGAGCGCGAGCGCGACGACCCCTTCTGTGACATATAACAGCGACAATGTGTACGTTAAGGGAAGCGCCAACAACGCCTCCTATGTGTTTTACAACAAGAGCCCGGTCGACCTGACGAATTACGATACGCTGATCATCGACGGCGAAATCTTTCTGCATCAGAATGCAAACCAGTACGACATGTCCAAGGTGTGTGTATGGTCCTCGATCGGAACGTATTATTCCGATAATCTGGCCGCGCAGTATGTCCTGCGGACCGGCGCGACGGAAAGCCACATTGAAATCGACGTCAGCGCGCTGACGGGCAGCTATCACGTCGGCTTTGCCATCCACACGGGCAGCGGCGGCAGGGACAGCTTCATCCGCATGGCGGACTGCTATCTGGAAAAGACGAGGTGACGCGAATGAAAATCTATATCCATCCGCAGGACTTCAGGTGCTTCGCCGATCCGCCGGACGGCGCGTATCTGGAGGCTGAAACCGATTTTTTTGACGGCATGTGCGCCGCGTTCATCCAGGGCTACCGCTTCGTGCCGGCCGGGCACACGTGGACGCGCGGCGACGGCGCGCGCTTCAGGGGGACGATGATCGTGCCGTGGAAGGAGCATGCGCAGCTGGACGCGGCGCAGCGCGCGTATGAGCGCGAGCAGTATCAGGCGGCGCACACGGCGTGGGCTGCGCTCAAGGAGGGGCTTGCCGCCGTGTGACGACGCAAGCGCAATCCGGAAGAGGACCCCGGAAACAGACGCAAAACCAGACGAAAAACCAGACGCCGAAACAGAACCGGAAGGAGGAAACCCATGGCGAAAACCATCACCACCACCAGCTCATCCAGCTCCACCAAGAGCCAGAGCCACTCGGAATCCAGGAGCCAGAGCGAGAGCAAAAGCCAGAGCACATCGTCGAAATTTCTGGACGAGGCGCTGCGCGATCAGATTCTCTCGGGGCTGATGGGCTACATGACCGACGAAGAAATCCGCGCCTACGCGGAAAGCCTGCTGCGCCCGCAGCTGAACGCCCAGCTTCAGGGCGCGCAGCAGCAGTATGAAACGACGGAGCTTTTAAAGCGCCAGGAGATTGAAAACCTCGCCGCCTCGCTGGCCAAGGCGATCGAGGGGCAGAAGGCGGCGTATCAGCGCAGCGCCGCCGACGTACAGACCGGCGCGCTTGCACGCGGCATGGGCCGCAGCTCCTATACGCTGCAGACGCTGGCCTCCCAGGGCAGCGCGCTGGCGCAGGCCGTGCGCAGCCTCACGGACGAACACGCGCGCCAAAGCAGCCAGATCCAGCAGCAGATCACGCAGGCCGCCCAGCATAACGCCAGTACGCAGAGCCGCCTGAACGAAGACTACGCCAAGACGCTGGCCGCCAAGGCGCAGGAGCTGCGCCAGGAGCAGCTGCGCGAGCAGAACCAGAACTACCTCACCGCCGTGTCGGGCAGCCTGGGCACGCGCACCGAGGGCAGCCAGAGCACGAAGGGCTCCAGCGTGACGGACACCACCGGCACCAGCAAGAGCAATTCGTCCAGTATCAGTATTACGCGAAGGGCGTAAGGGAGGGGGTGCCTGCTGCGGCAGGGATGGGGAAACGATAGGGGGATTCCATCCCCCAAACCCCGGCCAAAGGTGCAGGGGGGGAGTTTCGATTCTCCCCCCCTAGCACCTCTGGACACCTACCCCCCCTACAAACGACCAGGGCTTTGGCCCTGGACCCGGGGCAGTATGAGCAGCTTCGTGCTCAGCCCCGGGATCCAAGGGTCACAACCCTTGGTCGTTTTAGGGGGATTCAGGGGAGTCCAGAGGGGGAGAAGGGGGAAATCGAAATCCCCCCTCCCCCTCTGGGCACAGCGCAGCGCGTAGCCCTCCGCGCCAGCGGAGACCGTTTTCCCCCTGTGCGAAGCACAGATGTAACCCTGCCGGATCAGCACAAAACAACCGACAGAGAAAATAGAAGGAAGAAGAAAGGAGATGATCCACCATGACCCTATTTGAATCCGCCCGTCAGGCGGACGTGATCGCCGCGGCGGAAAAGCTGGGCCTGACGCTCAGGCGCTCGGGCGGCAAGGCCTACGCCTGCTGCCTGTTCCACGCCGACAAAAACCCCTCGATGTGCCTCTACCCGGACGGGCACTTCTACTGCTTCACCTGCCATGCGCACGGCGACGCGGCGAACCTGTACATGCAGGCGCTGGGGCTTGGCGCGCGCGAGGCGGCGGAGCGCGTGTGCCGGGATTTCGGCCTTGCGTGGGAGGATGCGCCGCGCGGGGGAAGCCGACGCCCGCGCACGGGGCAGGCGATCAGGCCGCGCGCAACGCCTCAGCAGGCGCACAGGGCGGCGCAGCGCACGGCGGGCACGCTGCGCGAGCGGCGCGTCACGCAGCTGATGGACGCCATCCAAACGGCGCAGCAGGCGCTGGAGAAGCTGGCCGTGCAGATGGAAGGCAGCACGGCGGAGGAAATCCTCGCAGACGGGCGCTTTGAGCGGCTGGTGGTCGCGCAGGCCAGCGCACAGATCGAGCTGGACGCGCTGGATGCGATGGACGACGCGCAGCTTGGCGCGTGGGCGAAGGAGCAGCTGCGCCGCATGGCGGAGACGGAGGAGGGGGAGACGCATGCACACGGACAGGCAGAGCACGCCGCTGTCTGAGCTGGACAGCTTCGGCCAGGCGCTTACGCTGGGGCTTTCCCCGGCGCAGGCCGCGCAGCTGGACGCGCTCAGCGGCATGGAGCCCTTCACCGCCGAGCGCTACGCGGGCAGGGACATCGGCAGCGGCAACCTCTACGCCGATTTCTACCGCGACACGGCGCGCTTTGTGCGCGAGCGCAAGTGCTGGTTCATCTACGACGGCAGGGCGTGGCGCGCGGATACGGCCGGCCTGCGGGCGATGGAGAAGTGCAAGCGGCTGGCGCAGCTGCTGCATGTGCTCGCGCAGATGACGCCCGATCCCGCTGTGCGCGACATGCATGAAAAGCGCGCCCGCCGCTGGGACAGCCGCACGGTCAGGGAGACGATCCTCAAGGACGCGGCGGGCGTGTATCCGCTGAGCATGGACGATTTCGACCGCGATCCCTACCTGCTCAACTGCGCAAACGGCACGCTCAACCTCAAATCCGGCGCGTTCTCGCCCCACCGCGCAGGCGACTGGCTCACCATGGTCTGCGGCGCGGCGTACGACCCGGCGGCGCGCTGCGAGCGCTGGGAGACGTTTATGGACGAGGTGATGAGCGCGAAGCTGGACGTGCCCGAGCAGACGGCGCTGGATCTTTCCGGCGGCGGGCGGGAAAAGGAGGTCTGCAGCGCGCAGCAGAAGAAGCGCTATCTGCAGAAGGCGCTGGGCTACGCCCTCACCGGCGATACGCACCACGAGTGCTTCTTCATCCTCTACGGCGCGACCACGCGCAACGGCAAGGGCACCACGATGGAGACCTTCCTGCGCCTGATGGGCGACTACGGCAAAACGGCCAGCCCGGAGACGATCGGCGTGCGCGTGTGCGCCGGCGGCAGCGCCCCCAGCGAGGACGTCGCCCGCCTTGCCGGCGCGCGGTTTGTGAACATCTCCGAGCCGGATAAGAAGCTCACGCTCTCGGCGGCGCTGGTCAAGCAGCTCACCGGCAACGACACCATCACCGCCCGGTACCTTCACGAGAACAGCTTTGAGTTCCGCCCGCGCTTCAAGATGTTCATCAACACCAATTACCTGCCCCAGATCACCGACCAGACGCTCTTTTCCTCCGGCCGCGTGAAGACCATCCCCTTTGAGCGCCACTTCACCCAGGGCGAGCAGGACAGGGGCCTCAAGGCGCTTTTTGCGAAGCCGGAAAACCTCTCCGGCATCCTCAACTGGTGCCTGGAGGGCCTCTCGCTGCTGGAGGAGGAGGGCTTTGACGAGCCGCAGGCCGTGCGCGAGGCCACGCAGGAATACGCCCGCGAGAGCGACAAGATCCTCCTCTTCCTCGGCGACTGCATGGAAAAAGCCCCCGGCGTGAACACGCGCACCAGCGACGTCTACGCGCGCTACAAGCGCTGGTGCGAGGAAAACGGCTACGGCGCGGAGAACGTGCGCAATTTCCGCGCGCTGCTCTCGCAGGTGGCGAGGGTTGAGAAGCGCAGGCCAGCCTGCAACCAGAATGCAACCTCGATGCTGATGGATTACAGAACCGCGGATGACGATTCATGGATGTAACGAAAGCGTGCTCTGTTGCCGATGTTGCCGCTGTAAGTAGTGCTGTTATAAAAAATTTTTTCTAGAGAGTAATACTTTGATCGGCAACATCGGCAACATCGTTCTGAAAGGATAACGTTCTGCCCGTTGGAGGCGTTGATGTTGTGATAGCGGCGGCGCGCACAGAAGGTGTAGGGGAGGGGCTCTGCTCCTCCCGGAGAAGGGAATCACGCGGTATGAGAGGGCGGAGCAGAGCCCCGCCCCTACAAGGGGAACGAACGCGCTGCGGCGCGTGGGACCTCATCCGTCTTTGCCTACGGCAAAGCCACCTTCCCCAAAGGGGAAGGTTAATCTGGTGGGAACGCGATGAAGTTTTTCAAATAGATTCAGCAAGAACAAAATAAACCTTCCCCTTTGGGGAAGGTGCCCGAAGGGCGGATGAGGTCCCCGATCCGGGAAACTCGCATAGTCGCGCAAGCGCTCCTTGCGATTTCCGACGTTCCGCCTCGTTATCTGCGCCCACTGGGCGCACTCGGCTCCAGTCCTCCTTGCGATTTCCGACGTTCCGCCTCGTTATCTGCGCCCACTGGGCGCACTCGGCTCCAGTCCTCCTTGCGATTCCCCACGCTCCGCCTCGCTGATAGCGCCCACAGGGCGCGCTCGGCTTCGGTGCCCATCACCCCTTACTCCCCCCTTCACGGCCAGGGCCTGCGGGCGCCTGGACCCATGGCTCGATTCAAGCCGCACAGCATTCATCAGGCTGTTTCACTTCGATGAATCAGCTCATCCGGGGCTGTCCGCAAAGCGGCTCATACAGCCCCGGGATCCAAGGGTAACGACCCTTGGTCGTTTGCAGGGGGGTAGGAGTCCAGAGGTGCTAGGAGCACCGGAGCCGAGCGCCGCCTGTGTCGGATTCAGCGAGGCGGAGCGTGGGAACTGCAAAGGAGCAACCTTTGGTTGCGACTATTGCTGTTCCCGAGCAGAATCGAAACTCCCCCCTGCACCTTTGGCCGGGGCTGGGGGATGGAATCCCCCTTCCGTCCCCCTCCGCGCCAGCGGAGTCCGTCCCCGTCCCTGCCGCAGCAGGCATATATCCATCGCGCCGCAGTGCGACAAAAAAGAACCGGCGCAGCCGCACCGGTTCCGATGAGTATTCCGTTATCCCCGCGCCCTGCGCAGCTTCATCGCCGCAAGCGCGCTCAGCGCCGCAAGCATCAGGCACGCCCACGCGCCGGGCATGGACGCATCGCCGGTCTTGGGCAGGTCGGACGCAGCGCCATCCGGCATGGGGATTGCCTCGCCCTCGCCGCCCTCGATGACACCGCCTGTCGGGCCGTCCGGAGCCGTGCCGCCCCCGTCGCCGCCGCCTGTCGGGCCGTCCGGAGCGATGCTGCCCCCGTCGCCGCCGCCTGTCGGGCCGTCCGGAGCGATGTTGCCCCCGTCGCCG